GACGATCTAAGATCTGAAACAGTTGACTTTACGTTGATCGCAGCACCTGGGTTTCCAGAGCTAATTGACGAAATGGTAACATTGAACGTTGATCGTAAGGAAACTGCATTCGTAGTTGCTGACACACCATTCACGTTGAAAGCTAAAGGAACAGACATCCAGCGTTGGGGATCTAATGCAGACAATGCAACTGGCAACGGTAAAGATGGTTTGACAACTAACTCTCCGTACGTTGGTGTATACTATCCAAGTGGTTTGGCAACAAACACAAATGGAGCAGAAGTTGTAGTCCCTGCATCACACATGGCGCTTCGAACAATTTCTTATAATGATACTGTAGCGTATCCTTGGTTTGCACCAGCTGGTTCAAACCGTGGTTTGATTTCTAACGCATCAAGTGTTGGTTATTTGGACGAGAACAGCGAATACGTACCTGTATCGTTGAACGAAGGTTTGCGTGACGTGTTGTATTCTCAGCGAATCAACCCAATGACGTTTATGCCTGGTGTTGGTCTTGTTGTTTACGGACAAAAGACTTTGAATCCTGGTGCATCAGCTATGGATCGTGTAAACGTGGCACGTTTGGTTAACTACCTACGAGATCGTTTTGAAGCGATGTCTAAGCCGTTCTTGTTCGAGCCCAACGATCAGCGTACTCGTGATAATGTTATTACAATGTTTAATAACTTTATGGGCGATATCGCCTCTAAGCGTGGACTGTATGACTTCTTGGTAGTTTGTGATACCACTAACAATACACCTGCTCGAATCGACAGAAACGAATTGTGGATTGATGTAGCGATCCAGCCTATGAAAGCTGTTGAATTCATTTATATCCCAGTACGTATCAAGAATACTGGCGAAGCAATGATTTAATAAGCAACATTGTCAAATAAAAGAGGCTTCGGCCTCTTTTTTGTTGTTTAAAGATAAATATGTAATATAATACTTTATAGACTATATTACGAGGTCGATCTATGATTCAATGTAAAATATGCAACCGAGAATTTAAGAGTCAAATAACCAATTCCCACCTTAAAACACACGATACTAACACGTCAGAATATCGCTTACAGTTCGGAGATGATAGTTTATCGTCTGTAGAATATCGCGCGGCGAAAAGCAGAAGTATGACAGGGACAAACAATCCTTCATTTGGTCAACGTAGACAGTGGACAGCTGAACAAAAGGAAAAGCTAAAAGGCCGAATTCCTCACAATAAAGGTGTACAGATGTCTGATTCTCAAAAAACCAAATTACGAGATGCTGCTGTGTCTCGTAATGACCACTGGCGTCAGACAGACACACATCCTTTAAAGGGGCGCCAAGTTAGTGATGAAACTAAACTAAAAATATCTCAATCAATCAGCGATTATGCAGCTAAGAATCCAGAACAGATGCAATCACGTACTGCAAAAGCTATTCAAACTAAAATAGATAGAGGGTACGACTTTGCACCATTTAAAGGACGTACACATTCGCAAGAAACAAAAGACAAGATTATAGAAAGTACTAAACAGTACAGAGCAGCTCGTAAGACTCAGACACTAGATGCCGTTAAGTTGCAAATTTCTGAAATGGGATTGATGTTATTAAACGATATCGATGAGCATTTTTTGTCCTTACGGTGCACGTCATGCGGGTATGAGTTTTCAAGAACCAAACAGATATTTAAAGATTCCAAGCGTGGCGTGACGAGAGACGTTTGTGACGTTTGTTATCCAAAGGATAATTCGCGGAGTGCTGCGGAAATAGAATTGTATGAGTATATTGTCGCTAGAGGAATTGTTGCAGAGTCAGGAAACCGTAGTGTAATCGGTCCTTTGGAATTGGACATATATATTCCGTCTAAAAATATTGCTATTGAATATTGCGGACTTTATTGGCACGGGGAGCTTAACGGAAAAGACCGTTTGTATCATTTGCGAAAATTGGAATTGTGTGCTAAAGCTGGGATAAGATTAATTACGGTATTCGAGGATGAATGGATTAATACTCCGAAAATCGTATTGAGCCGCCTTGATACGATACTAGGACTTCACACTCAAAGTATATATGCACGCAAGTGTGAAGTTCGTGAAATATCACCAAAGGACGCAAATGAATTTTTAAATGTTAATCACCTTCAAGGTTCAGGGCGTAGTAATATGCGATTTGGGTTGTTTAGTGCAAATACATTAGTCTCAGTTATGACATTCAGTAAATCTAATATATCAAAAAAAGTAAATGAATGGGAGATTGATAGATTTGCTAGTCGAATTGGTAATACTGTAATTGGTGGCGCAAGCAAATTATTTGCGGCATTCGTTCGCACTGAACAACCAAACACTGTAGTAACATTTGCCGATAGAAGATGGTCAGACGAGACTGCATTTTATGATAAGTTAGGTTTTGTTTTGGATAGTGTATCACCACCGTCTTATTGGTATATAACTGGAATGAAAAGACTGCATAGATATTCATTACGAAAGAACGTAACTGATGATCAAACGAAGACTGAGTGGGAAAATAGACAGTTGCAAGGATATGATAGAATATGGGATTGTGGACATTTCAAATACCAATTTAAAATTGACACGAAATCTGATAAATAGTTACATGGATGTTATTATTAGAGGAGTCTCACATGACATATAATTCACAAAAATTTGGTATCCAGAGTGCTGGTACTACTGGTATTATTCAACCAAAGTTAAAATATAAGTTTAAGGTCGAGTTCGTTTTTCCGGACATGGAAAGCCGTGTTCTGACAAGAGACGTGATTTCAGTTGATCGTCCGACCTTGGCGTTTGCTGAAGGAACCGTTCATAGCTACAATTCTATTGCGTACTATGCTCAAAAGCCAGAGTGGGCTGCTATTAACATGTCACTTCGTGACGGTATAGATAACGCATCATCTAAGATTGTTCAAGCACAAATGCAGCGTCAGATGAACCACATGAATCAAGAATCAGCACAAGCTGGTAACGATTATAAGTTTACTACTAAGATCATGATGTTAGACGGTGGACAAGCTGGACAAACTGGCGAAACAGCATTTGAGACATGGACATTGAGCGGTTGTTTCTTTACATCATTCAACTTCACTCAGCTGGATTATTCTTCAAGTGATGCAGTTCAGATTGATTTGGCAATGCGTTATGATTATGCTGAGCAAGAATTTATGGATATCTCGAATATTAGCATGTTGGAGTAATAACTGGTGCCAACATCAAAAACACCTAGAATTGTAGGCACTGCTATAGCTAAAACAGACAACTCGACTGACGAACCAGTCGTTGGCAGAGCTCACGGTTCTAGTTTAGCTAAAGTCGCCCGCAAGACTGCACCAGCTGAACTCGAGCCGCCGCAATTTACTTCTGCTACAACGAAACAAAAAAACGCGGCAGCAACACAAAAAGCTGAAAACCCGTATGGGCAATTTCTCGGTGCTAGATATGCTGCTAAGTTGTTGGCCCCAGGATTGTCTGCAAGTTCGGGAAATAATTCGAGAGCAACGGTACCTTTAGCTAAGCGGCAGTTTTTTGCCAGATTTGTATTTGAAACATCAGAAGTCGCGAATCGTATTAGAGATGAGTTGAAGTTTGAACACATGGGCAATATGGACGAGCAAGACGCCTCGATCTATGTTAAAATTAAATCAATTGATGCACCGTCATTCAAAATATCAACAGAGACGCTGTCTGCGTATAATAAGCCAAGAACTTTTGTTAAGAAAGTCGAGCTCGATCCTACTAATGTAACATTCCTTGATAGTGTGGACCAATCGACTCGTAACTTTTGGCGTGTAATATATTCTTACTATTTCTCGAATGGTAATGACGTCAATCAGAATAGTAGAATTAATGAAGTATGGCGCGATTCAACGTTGCCAGGATATCACCACGCTGCAGATCTCAATTTGCAACGTTTTGGTTATAATTTAAGAAATAAGATAAGCACAGCAGGTCTGTTCTCGCGAATAGAAGTGTACACGATACATGCGGGATATTGTCATCGAGTTGATATGATGAATCCTACAATCATGTCAATGGCTCACGGCAATTTCGATCTCGAGAGTACTGACATGGCTGAGCTTACTATGCAATTTCAGTGTGACAACGCAGTTTATGGCAAGGATGCTATCCGGATCTCAGATACGATCGGTAGCGTTTTCAATCCATTGAATGAAGGGATGGGAGCAGGCGGGGATGCTTCTGGCAGGGAAGCCACTGCTACGCAGTTTGCATCGTTTTTACGAGGTATAACACCACATGAGTACGCTTATGCTGACGATCATCCAGGAATATCAGGAACTAATCCAATTAGTGCTGCAGGTGGTCCGTTAGTTGAAACGTCTTCAGATGAAGATGCATCTCCTGGGTTCTGGGGCGGTCTGGATTTTGGAGCTGCACTATCAAACGTCTATAATGACGCTAAAGATTATATTGGTGACAATTGGCAAGATATTGCACAGGATACTATTGAAGATGGTCTTCATAGATTCACAGCATTAACAGACACAGATATTGACAACATTAACGTATCACAATTATTCAACGGAGACGCGGAAGATGCAGCTCGTTTATTAGAACGAGGAATTCTTGTTGGTGGTAGTGAAATTATCGGACTACCGTCAGGTAATGCAAACCCGACCGGTGCTACTGTAGTTGATGGTGTAATGCGAAGAGGTGGTCGGTCAATATCTAACAGTTTCGTTGAAGGCATCTTCGGCATCAAGAAATAAGGAATTATAATGACAAGCAACGCAACAAGAAGCATCAAGACGTTTGGCAAAATAAAGTCGTCTGCTGTTACACCTACAAACCAAAATGCTTCAACATACGGTACCCACCCAATTTCTATAAATCCTGCGGAGTTTGATATTGCCCGAGGGGTATTTCAAAAGTCTGGTAATCTATCAGAAGATGCTGTTAATGCGTATGCAACTTTGCTAGTAGAAGCATCTGTTAGAAAAGGTGTACCATTGCTAGATCTCGTTAATCAAGTATCATCGACAACTGTTGGTTTTACTCGAGAAGGGTTGTCATTAATCAATTATCTCAGACCTGTCGGGAGCAAGGTTGGAGTTCGTCATAACGACAACGCCCTTACTGTAGACTTTATTTTGAGAAACATAATCCCATAAATACCTTATATGGGTAAATTCAAACAAGGCGCATTCACACCACGAAATCCTGACAAGTGCATGAACAAATCAGCACCTCGATATCGCTCGTCTTGGGAATTGGTGTTCATGCAAATGTGTGACAATCATCCACATATTGTTCAATGGGGCAGTGAAGTGGTAAAAATTCCTTATGTTAATCCACTTACAGGAAAAGGTACTGTGTACGTTCCGGATTTTATTATAGTATACTTGGACAAGAATGGCAAGAATCATGCAGAATTGATCGAGGTTAAACCCAAAGCGCAGACAATGGCTGAACATGCAAAGTCTAAAAAAGACATGCTGCATGCAGCTGTAAATAAAGCGAAGTGGTTAGCTGCATACGCATGGTCTCAGAAAAAAGGATTAAAATTCCGAATTATCACAGAAGATGAGATTTTTATGAAACCTCCTAGAAAGCCCAAACCCAAATTAAAACCGAGAAGGCCAAAACGATGACACGCAAATTAGAAGAAGAATTTAATTTAGTTTCCCTTAGAGAAGCAATGAACGAAGCAAATGAAATAATTGACAATGACGATTCTACTCCAGAAGACCTAGAACGAGCATTGGTAAATGCAACGTCAGTAAACCAAGCAATAGCACCATTAATTGACTTATCAGACACTGATAAAAAGTTAGACGATTATGCACCCAAGCGATGGATGCGTTTAAGGAATTGATGACGACCGTCACAATCGACCCTGAATTTGCAGACCAGGTTTTAACGGGGGCATCACAACTGATGAAGAATGCTATTACAGCTCAAACAGCCCGAGCAACAACTCGCCTTCGTGCAGTTGAAGTAGAACTAAAACGCCTAAAATTTGAAGCTGATATGAGAAAAGAGAGTCCACCTCAAGAAAAAGAGGTTGATATTAGCTTTATCGATAGAAATGAGCTTCATCGCCGTCTAAGTCAGAAATAATAATGGCTTTACTGATAAATAACACTATGTACGGGAGACTTATATGAAAAGTTTAAAACAGTATTTGGCAGAGGCCGAAAAGCAGTATGAATACAAAATCAAGATTGCGATTCCCGCAATTGATGATGACCAGTTAGATGCAATCGAGCAAATTCTTGCACGATTCGATTTGGTTAGTATGTCTGCTCCCAAGAAGACAGTATTCCAAAGTCGCCCAATGGACTTTGACGAGACGGTCAAGGGCGAGATTAATATCATAACGGCAAAGACAAGATTACCTATTAGCACAGAGACAGTACGTGATCACATTGCACGTAAGACAGGAGTTTCTATCAATTACGTTCAAGTTCGTGGCGAGAATGATCCGCTAGAAGAACTTATCGATATGGACGTTCTTGATGTAAAGGTTGGACTGAGTGACGGCAAGGACGCCTTATTGAATACAGAAGATAAAGCATCTTCATTTGATACCAAAACAGTTTACGGTTCTGAATACAATGACAAATTAGTAAAAGATGAAATTAGCAAGAGGGATTCAAAATGAAAAGACGTATGGATGAAGAGCTAGGCGAACTTGCCCCAGGCGGATTATTTGCATCAGCACTCCGTGATCATGCCAAAGTTAATGGCGGAATCGACAGAATCGCTTTTATGGAATTAGCAGACTTGGTTGATTCAGGCGTAAAAGCTGAGACGATCGAATCTGAAATTATGAGCATGTCTGCTTATCCACAAGAAACTGTTGTTAGTATAATGTACGAAGCTGACCCAGATTATGCAGCTCGTGTATTTGCCGCAGAGACTGAAATGGCTGGTGGCATGGACATGGATGACGAATTTGCAGATGACGAATTTGCAGATGACGAATTTGATGTTGAACCTGAATTTGACGAATTTGCAGATGACGAATTTGCTGCAGACGATGATTTGGGTATGATGGATGATGAATTTGGTGCAGATGACGAATTTGCTGATGAAGAGTATAGTCTCGATGATGAATTTGACGTTGATGACGAATTCGTTGTAGACGAAGGTAGAGGTAGTGGTAGTGGTAGTAATTCTATGCAGCGAGCAGGTGCACGTGCATCAGCAAACATCGCAGCAGCAAGACGCAAAAGAGACCTCGAACAAGACATGCCAGATTTGATAGATGGCGAGATAGTCTCAGGCGAAATCGAAACCGACTATGATCCTGACTATGACGACTATAGCGAAATGGATGAATCTATTGACGACTTCGATACTGAAAATGATTGGTATGACGATAATGAGCCTGCAACCAATATCTGCACAGATTGTGATGGTGCTGGATGTGAAATGTGTGATCATACTGGCGAAATATTCGAATCGCGATCTGTTATAGACGAATCGTCAGAGTGTTGTGTATTGTGCGACGGAACCGGGATAGACGAACTGGGTCATCAGTGTAGTGACTGTATGGGATCAGGTGAATCGTTATCAGAGCAGACTCAGTTGTATGATCGAGAAGATTGGGCACCAGCCAATGCACAGACAAAGAAAACTGCAAGCCAAGGCAACGCTGAATATAAAGCATTATTAGCGAAGTGGCAAGCATTTAGAGGATAACACCGAATGGCAGGTTTCGGAACCGATACTTCGTTAACGAAAAAGCCACATACGAAAGTATCCTACACAGAAGACCAGATAAACGAATTGCAGAAATGTATGCATGAAGTTACTGGTCCTTCATATTTTATGACAACGTTTATGTACATTCAGCATCCAACTAAAGGTCGTATGCTGTTTGACCCTTTTGAGTATCAGAAGGGATTGATCACGTCATATCATACGTGTAGATTTAGTATCAATATGTGTGGTCGCCAGATGGGAAAAACAACGGTAGCTGCCGGCTATTTGTTATGGTATGCTATGTTTGTTCCTGACAGCACGATCTTGATTGCTGCACACAAAGGTAGCGGTGCGTTGGAAATCATGCAGCGAATTCGTTTTGCTTATGAGTGTGCACCAGACCACATACGCTGCGGTATTGTGAGCTATAATAAAGGCTCGATTGAATTTGATAACGGATCACGAATTGTATCTCAAGCAACCACTGAGAATACTGGTCGTGGTCTTTCTATATCATTATTGTACTGTGACGAATTTGCATTTGTACGTTCAACTATTGCAAAAGAATTTTGGACGTCAATCTCCCCTACATTAGCGACAGGTGGTAAAGCTATTATCACATCCACGCCAAACAGTGACGAAGATCAATTCGCACTATTGTGGGCTGGTGCAAATAAGAAGTTTGATGAGCATGGCAATGCAACAGAAGTTGGTATAAACGGATTTAATCCTTTCTTGGCATTATGGCACGAACATCCTGAAAGAGATGAGCAGTGGGCAAAAGAAGAAATAGGCCGAGTCGGTGAAGAACGATTTAAACGAGAACACTTATGCGTGGCAGGTAAGTCGATGGTCGAAATTGAGTATCCAGACGGAACTACTGAGTTTATATCAATCAGTAATTTGAGTAAATTATTAAAGGCATGGAATGAAACTATTTGAGTTGGTATCAAGCATGCCTCATCCATCTGACACGTTAGGAATTGAACGTGGCGAAATGCCTCAGATCGAGAAAGATGATTATCCGGAACTGATTAAGTATATGAAGTCTCATGACGTCAATTGGAAAAAGAATACAATAAGTGCTCGAGAGTTAAAACCTATTCAAAAAGATTTTACATTAGACGGAATGATGAAAGCAGTTCGAAAAGCTAAAATAGTAAAACCGTTATTAGCTACATCGGATAATTATATAATAGATGGTCATCATAGATGGTTAGCCACTATGAGTATTGATTCAACTGATACTATGGACGTTATTCAATTCGATGCACCGGCTAACGTTGTAATGGAGCTAATAAACAAGTTTCCAAAAACCACATATAAAGAGATTTATTAATGAACGAAACTTATCATAAAAATAATATAGGGTTGAAGATAATGACTCCAGACGGTTTCTCTGATTTTGAAGGAGTTGTTGATAAAGGATTGGCTCATACTATAAGTATTCATACTGATACTAACCACGTGTCGGTAACCCCTGAGCATCAAATATGGACTGACCGTGGTAAAGTGAAAGCAGAAGATTTGTGCAATAAAGATATGTTATGGACTGACACCGGCCTACAATCTGTCCGCTTCATCACAGATCACTTGTATAAAGAACGTGTGTATGATATATTCGGTGTTAAAAAATCTAACAGATTTTTGGCAGATGGAATTGTCGTGTCTAACTGTGAGTTTGTGATATATGACGAGACGTTAATCAATGCATTGAAGATATTAAAATTGGAAGCGTCTGAACCTATGTTTAAGACTGGACAGGTGCGTTGGTACAAAAAACCGAAGAAAGGTAACGTGTATATTGTAACACTCGATCCTAGTTTAGGCACAGGCGGTGATAATGCCGCAATTGAAGTATTCGAGTATCCGTCACAGGAACAAGTCGCTGAATGGTGTCATAACAAAACACCTATACACGGACAGATTCATTTGTTACGTGAAATATTAAAACAAATAGGAGACGAAATTGGATATACTGATTTGTCTCCAGATCCGGAATTATTTTGGTCAGTTGAAAACAATTCGATCGGCGAAGCGTGTTTGATTGTTATTGAAGATACAGGCGAGGAAACATTTAAAGGGGAATTTGTTAGTGAGCCTAAGAAAAGTGGTGCAGGTTCAAGACGTTCAAGAAAAGGATTTACTACCACAAATAAATCAAAATTGCTCGCTTGTAGTTTGTTGAAGACGGCAATTGAATCGGACAATATGAAAATAAGAAGTAGACCGTTAATATCTGAACTAAAAAACTTTGTAGCAATTGGTAATAGTTATGCTGCAAAAATTGGTGAAAAGGATGATTTGGTATCAGCAGCATTGTTAAACGTGCGAGTAGCAGATCAAGTGAAGCGTCACAATGAAAAGGTGATGGGTGTTATGAATCAAGGCATTGAAGGATTTCTGGAAGACTGGCAACTTCCAATGCCAATGACTTTCTTGTAGGATTTAATAAATAGAGACATGAATACTAAAACTATAACAAATGAGCTTTTTAAAATCCTTAAAGGATTTGGATATAAGATCCGTTTATTTAAAGATGACGGAACAACTACTATCGCATCTGAAGAAGCAACACGATTCTTTGTTGACAACTTACGGGTGATGATAACTGCAGACCGAGCAGAAGATAAGATAAGAATTGGTACGAGCAATACGACCAAAGTTGATGAACTTAAACCGTTAATCAACACTATTCGATCTTTGTCCGTCAAAGCAGGTGTTGATTTTGAAATTCGCCAGTTCGGGAAATCGCTCACACCGAAAGATTTCGCTCACCAAACAGTTGCGGAAGCATTTTCACCAATGTCAGGAACCCTGAAGCGATCGTATCAGAGTAATGCACCACGAGCCAGAATCAAAGTAGTTCACGAGAAAGCAGTTGACGAAGAGAAGCGTGGCGCACGAAGCAGAAACATCAAGAGTATTTTCATCGAGACGGCTTCAGGCGAACGATTTGCGATGCCTACCAATTCAATCCATGGTGCTCGTGCGATGTGTAATCATATATCACTAGAAGGTTCGATGTATGACGACATTGGTGAGCAAATTGTAGAAGTTTGCAGCGAGTTGCCAACTCTCAAAAAGACAAGACACTTTGCCAAGCAAAACGGAATGTCTGAACAAATGATTAGTATGATAGAATCGCGCATGAAGTATGCTAATAGTACGTTGCGCAGCATGCAATCGCCTCGCGGTTACATGAAGACAAAAGATATTATAAAGACGTTACCAGCCGAATGCTCCAACTGTAATAACATTACGGAAGAGTTCGGTAAATTAGAACAAACCACAGAACTCGAGGAGATGGTTACAATGGTCAAAAGAATAAGAGCACTAGAAGATTCAAAAAAGGCTTACGGCGATGACGCGCTAAGTGAAAAGAAAGACAAAGGTCCTTCAGCAGACATGATGACATTAGCTCAACAAGCTGAATTCACCCCAATGTCCAAGAACCAGCGAGACTATACAGCGGCAACGTTGAAGTTTACAGATGCGAGAGCTGAAGTGGCGTACAAGTTAAGCGAATTGAATGCTCGAGTTAAAGATACGTATTTGAGCGATTATCTAGGTACATTGGCATATAAACTATCATCTGATGCAAACGTAACTACAGACGAAGTAAAAATTGTCAGTGCATTGTTAAAGCGTGCTAAAGAGCAAAATGCATTTGGAATGGATCACTTACCGCAAGAAGAACCTGAACAGTTTGATGATGAATCATTTCCGGATGAAGCTGAACTTCCAGAATCGAAAGTTTTCGAAGGTACCATAAAGGCAGCAGCCGGATACCGAGTGAGAGGAACGGGTCGATTGGATACAGTATTAAAGCGAGCAGTTAAGGCTGGTATATTAGAATCATCGTATGTGATACCAGTTAAGGGAAAGTTGATTGAATCAATGAACAATCCTAACAAGGTTACGTTGCGTGATGTTGTTAAAGTTCGAGGTACATTTGACTCAAAAAAGCTCGATGAGGCTGTATCATTAAATCGTTCAGCGATTAGATCAGCCTCTGATACAATTTTTGGAAATAATGATGGTAAGACGTCTATATGGCGCAAGATAGCAGACGCTTTGTTTATTCGTGCAAAAGCGCTGCGTATGGGTACGCGTCAAGGATTTGAATTATTATTCGATGCTGGACTAGATTCTGAACAGACTAATGAAATTCGCAGAATGGCACATCGAGTTATTGGTGGTGCTTTGAAGCAGAAAGGTATTGACGCTCGAAAAGATCGCGGAACATTTATCGGATGGACTCTTCCACTTGATTTTAATCTGGACAAAGAGGAACTCGTAAAGCTACAGAAAGAGATGGAATCAAACTTGTCATTCAAGTTCGGGGATGTTGAGGAATCAGTAGACGTTCGTGGACATGAAGTGTCAGACGAACAGACCGCTCATGAATTTGAACGTAAGTATAAATCGACAACTAAGCCAACGAAACTATCACGCAATAAACCTAAAGCATTTGATGAAGCAGCTGATGACGCAAATAAGGAACGATAGCGAGTGTAACCTACCGGATGGTCTATCCGCAACAGATGATTAAATAATAGAGAATAACCAGTTGACTTTGAAAAAAGTCACTGTAAACTATACTAAAGTGGATAGAGAATATCCACTCGAGTATGAACGGCATCGAATGATGTCGAGATACCATCGTTATGTCTGAATAATTTGGACATAATAGTCGATTTACAATGCATGAAGCGTTGAATCGTCCATGAAACCTTAGGAGAACTAAACCATGGCAACACTAGCAGAACTACGCGCAAAACTACAAGCACAAGACACCTCGCAAAACAGCAAATCCAATACAAAATCAGCAGACTTAACATATCGCTTTTGGGACAATGACAAAGACACTACAAGTGTGTTAAGATTCTTGCCTGACAGTGATACGTCAAATGATTTTTTCTGGGTAGAACGTCAAATGATTAACATGACCTTTCCAGGTGTAAAGGGTGGCAATCAATCCAAAGAAGTATTCCTTCAAGTTCCTTGTGTGGAAATGTGGGAAGGAATGTCTTGCCCAATCCATGCAATGCTGCGACCAATGTTCAAAGATCCATCTTTAGAAAAACTGGCCCGACAGTATTGGAAGAAACGATCATTCATTTTTCAAGGTTTTGTCGTAGAAGATCCATCAAATAGCGAAAAGCCAGAGAATCCAATCCGTAAATTTAATATCAACCCATCTATCTTTAAACTAATTAAAGCAGCTTTGATGGATCCTGATATGGAGTCTTTGCCAACTGATTTTACGTCAGGTACTGATTTCCGTTTGATCAAGGGTGTGAATGGCCAGTGGGCAAACTACGATACATCATCGTATGCGCGCCGTGAACGTACGTTGTCAGAAGAAGAAATGGCTGCCATCGAGCAGTATGGTCTTAATGACTTGAAAGAATGGTTACCACCAAAGCCAACTGCTGCACACATGAATGCTATCGAAGAAATGTTCGAAGCGAGCATGAACGGCGAATTGTATGATCTAGAGCGTTGGGGACATTACTACCGTCCATTTGGTATGGATGCACCAACAGGGTCGGCACCTGCACAAACACCGGCTACAGCAACAGCTGCAGCCGTTGAACAACCAGCTCCAGTAGCTGAAACAGCTCCAGCAGTTAAGAATGTTCCGACTGCAGCAGAACCTGCAGCTGAGCCAGAAATGCCTATGCCAGCAAGTGGCACGGAACCTAAGAAGTCTACTCAAGATATTCTCAATATGTTGAAAAATCGCGGTTAATTGATAGTTGATAGCTGGGGTCATTTATGGCCCCAGTACATTTCTTAGGAGAATAAAATGGCAAGAGCTTTTGATGTATCAAAATTCCAGAAATCGATTACAAAATCGATTGAAGGATTGAGTGTTGGATTTACGGATCCGACAGATTGGGTATCGACTGGGAGTTACGCTCTTAACTATCTGATCAGTGGTGACTTCCGTAAGGGAGTGCCGTTAGGTAAAGTATCAGTGTTCGCAGGTGAATCTGGTGCTGGTAAATCGTATATCGTTTCTGGTAATATTATAAAAAGTGCACAAGATCAAGACATTTTTGTAATACTTGTAGATTCAGAAAACGCATTGGACGAAGCATGGTTGAAAGCACTAAAAGTTGACACGAGTCCGGATAAGCTATTGAAGCTGTCTATGGCTATGGTTGATGATGTTGCTAAAACAATTTCTGAGTTTATGGCAGAATATAAGAAAATGCCAGAAGAAGACCGACCAAAGATTTTGTTTGTGGTCGATTCGCTTGGTATGCTATTAACACCAACAGAAATTAATCAATTTGATAAAGGTGACATGAAAGGTGATTTGGGTCGTAAGGCTAAGTCGTTGACGTCACTTGTTCGTAATTGTGTTAATATGTTTGGATCGCATAACGTAGGGATGGTTGCAACAAACCACACGTACGCATCGCAAGATATGTTTGATCCAGATGATAAGATTTCAGGTGGTCAAGGCTTTGTTTACGCATCGAGCATTGTAGTCGCAATGAAGAAGATGAAACTCAAAGAAGACGAGGCAGGTAATAAAATTTCAGATGTTCGAGGCATTCGAGCAGGTTGTAAAGTTATGAAAACTCGTTATGCGAAACCGTTTGAAGGCGTCCAATTAAAGATTCCTTATTCAACAGGGATGGATCCATACAGCGGTCTAGTTGACATGTTCGAAAAATCAGGGATACTAGTTAAAGATGGAAACAGTCTAGGATTCACTGATGCAGAAGGTGAATATCACAAAGCATTCCGTAAAGGTTGGACTGGCGACAAGCTGGAGATGATTATGGAATACGTGACTGCAAAGGATCTGCTTAAAGACAACAATGCAACGTTGGGTCCTGATGTAGAAGACATTCTTGAAGAAGAAGCCAACTTAGAAGATTGATAACTAACAAGGAGCCTAATTTTAGGCTCCATTATTTAACCGAGGTAATTATGACAGCAGAATTCTTTTTTGAAATGTGGAGCATCGTTTCATCATATATCCCACCAAAAGAGCGTATGGATGCAGCCCGTCAAGTGGTTACGTTGTATGACGAGTTTAACGAAATTGAAGATTTGAATAACATTGAAGGATCGGACAAGTATTTGGACAGAGCCATTAACGAAAAGTTACATGACGAAGAATACTAAAGGGTAAATCAAATGAATTGGTTTCGAATAGTTACGGATGACCTAACTCGGATTGGCGACTGTATAGAATTCTATGAAAGGGAATTAACATTTGCCCAAGCCGAAGTCGCCTTAAAAGGTTCTATCGAAAAGCAATCAGCAATGATCCCTGGAGTCGTGGAACATCGCTTTGCTCAACTCCAAACCATTGAGGGTATATTAGAATCATTGAATATTGACCTTCGTAAGCTAAGAAGTGAAAAGTTCAAAAAGCTGCTTGAGCATTATGCTCGAGCATTAAGTAGCAGAGATGCTCAGCAGTATATTGATTGTGACGATGAGGTCGTAACGTTGACGAAAATAATTAACGAATTCGCACTTGTCAGAAATCGATATATTGGAATCATCAAAGGACTGGAAACGAAACAATTCCAGATCAATAATATTGTGAAACTCCGCGCAGCCGGATTAGAAGACGCAACTATATAAGAGACTAAAATTATGTCAGGATTAATTCCTTTTGTTATCGAGCGTACAGCTAACGGTGAACGCTCAATGGATTTGTTCAGCCGTTTATTGAAAGATCGAATCATTATGTTAAACGGACAATTCGAAGATGGTATGTCAAGCGCGATTTGTGCCCAGCTGCTATTCTTGGAGCAAAATGATCCGAAGCGAGATATTCAATTGTATATCAACTCCCCAGGTGGTGTAGTAACTTCGGGTATGGCTATTTACGACACGATGCAATTCATCAAGCCGGACGTTAGCACTATCGTAATGGGTCAAGCATGCAGTATGGGCAGTCTTATTGCACAATCCGGTGCGAAAGGCAAACGATTCATTTTACCGAATGCACGTCACATGATTCACCAACCCAGCGGTGGTGCTGGCGGACAAGCTACCGATATGAAAATTCAAGTTGAAGAAATCTTGAAGATGAAAGATACGCTAACCCGAATTTATAAAGAACACAATACTGGTGGCAAAACATTAAAGCAGTTGTCAGCTGATATGGAACGGGATTATTTTATGAGCGCGGATGAAGCAGTTAAATATGGTCTTGCTGATAAAGTCATGACTAGCCGATGAAAGGCTTTTGGAACGCAACGTATGGCGGAAAATTAATCCTAAGCGAAAAAGAAAAGCGAGAACGTCATATGAAATATAAGAATCAAGATCCCAATAGGCCTGCTGATGACATTGACACTGGAGATCAATTTTGGTATGACACCAACGGCAAACCGCATCGCGATGATGACTTGCCTGCAATTATATGGGGTGATGGTGAACAAGAGTGGTATTACCATGGCAAACAACATAGAGAAACAGGACCAGCTGTCACGTTTTTAGATACAAACGAATTTTGGATTAATGGCGAATATATCCATTCATTCGATGAATGGTTATCGATGTTAACGTGCAGTGACGAGAAAAAAGCTGAACTTATAATGTTATGGGCTAATTCTAAAAAACGAATTAGCTTTATGGAACAAGCCGGCATCGCGATGTCACAAGAAATTAAAGATGCAGTTGATCGGGAAATATTAAAAACCTTGGGGGGGTAATTGAAGATGGAATATGGTAATTTATACACATACAATGTACGCAGTTTGGATCGTATAGTAGACGGTGACACCGTTGACGTAACGATTGATTTGGGATTTGACGTGATGATTAAACAACGTGTTCGTCTGTTCGGAATCGACACGCCGGAAAAGCGAACAAGCGATCCAATTGAAAAGGTATTCGGACTAGCAGCAACTCAATTTTTAACTGATATGCTCACAGACCCTAATCTTGAGTCGATGATTATTAAAACGTCATTAGATGATAAAGGTAAATTCGGTCGGGTGTTAGGAACGATTTGGACTTCAGTACTTGATGTTCAAACAAATGTAAATGAAGCAATGATTAGCAATCATCATGCTGCTCGATATCTCGGACAGAATAGAGAAGCCATTGAGGATATCCATTTAGCTAACCGAACAATTCTGCTCAACGAAGGCAAGGTAACACTGCCACCCGCATAATAGAATACAATGTAGCAGGATGAAAGTACTAAAGGTCAACTCAAAAGGTTGACCTTTTCTCGTTTCCATAGGATAGTGTCTATATTGAATAGGAAATCACGCAGGAAGCTGAATTATGAAATCATTTATGCAGAAGTACTTTGAAGTTGAAACTGTTGGTTCATCAAGCACACGTTATATCCCTAAAGCTGGTTACGTTGTAGTTTTGGGTGACACTCACATGGTTGACGTGATCGAGTCCAAACATTATGGTGATAATTGGGTTACATACAAAGGTATCAAGAACCATTCATCTTATTGTGTGTATGAAGAATTAGAAGAGTTGGAATCTGATATGGTCGCTTACAAAAAAGTGGGGAAATAATAATGAGTCTTGAATGGACAACGATAATCATAATAGCGCTAACCTCCACCAGCATTATGGGAATCGCGGGTGTTGTTCGATTGACGTTCTTAAATGAATGTCTACAAATCGAACTTGAAAAAGTCGCAAGACAATAAGCTACTTGACGAAAGGAGATAGCGATGATTATCTTTAACGTATTGAAAGAAACTACGATATGGCCAAATCCGCAAACGTGCAATCATATATACTTGATAGACGTTAAGTCGGAACGGTTAGCAGCGTATCGAAATGTTATCAATGGAACCATCGTTACCTTCGAAAAGCCACTAAAGTTTGACAAACGAAAGAGAACTTTTGTAAAAGTTACTGACAAAGAATTGTTGCTAAAAGGTTGACCTTTTCCTGATTCCATGAGATAGTATCTATATTGAATAGGAAATCGCTCGGAGAGTTGAATTATGAAAATGTGTATCGAAACTCAGATCATGGAAAACTACGGCGCGCATGGATGGGATGGCGAAGGCGAATGTCCTCAGTATTGGAAAGCAAAAGGCGGCAACACTTATTACATCGAAGGCATCTATGGTGATGAATTGGACTTTGGTCCAGAAATCTTCGCTGAAAACGAACACAAGTTCGTGGAGAACACCGAGTATTTCAACGAGTACGTACTCGGTTGGAAGATGGTCGCAGATGATTATCT